CTCATCGACATCGACGCCGACGAACGCGCGCTCCGCCAGCTGATGCGCATCCAAGTCCCGAACGACGTCTCCATCGAGATCGTCCTCGAGGACTAGTCCGGCGGGCGCGTGTCCTCTCACGCGCTTTTCGCGCGGACGACGGAACGTAAGCTACAAACGACCGTCGCGGGTACAGCGTGTGCGGGCGAGTAGATCAGCGGCAGATCGCTTCCTTCGCAAGGAAGAGGCCCGGGGTTCAAATCCCCGCTCGTCCATCACCGTCTCGCTCGCTTCGGAAGGCACAGCGGGCGATGGGGCGTTTATGTGTGCAATCGCGTTGAGCGTCTTCACTTGACGTGGACATCGCTTCAACTCTCGATGTACGGGCGAATCCCGCTGTGTGCGCGTGACGTATTACTCTTGTGGGGCGAGACGCGTCACGCGTTCTGGCGACGGGGTACGAGTGCCGGCAGACGGAAGCAGTGACGGTTCGAGGTGAGCGTGAAACGGTGCGCAGGAAGTCGTTCCCGGCAGAATCAATCATGTCAGACAACACACATAGATTTATGTATCCATGATACTGGGCACCGCTATGGGTACACTGAATGAATTCCCAGACGACGATCAGTGCCTGCACTTCGCGTTCAGCAATCTTGTGATGCGTGTACACGAAGACGTGG